CGTCAGCGAGTCGTAATACCGCGGCCCGGGTAGGCCGGGCCGCACGATTCCAACCTGGAAATTGGAGTGTGCATCATGAGTCAGTCTCTCTCGGCGGCGACCATCCTCGGCGCTCCCGACCTGAAAATGGAGCCCGTCACCGTGCCCGAGTGGCCGGTCGACGGGGCTCCGGGCGTCATCCACGTGCAGCAGCTCTCGGCCGGCGAGATCATCGCCTTCCAGAACTTCATGGCGAAGCCCGAGAGCAAGGGCCTCGGCATGTTCATCGTGCTGGTCTTCACGGCCCGCGACGAGAGCGGCACGCCGCTCTTCCCGTTCCCGGCCGAGGCCGGCGAGGAGCAGGACAAGGTCGTCTACGCATACGTCGACGCGCTGAAGGGCAAGAGCATGGCGGTGCTTGACCGCCTCCAGAGGGTGGCGCTGCGCGTCAACAGCATGCTGCCCGAGACGGCGGAGGCCCTAAAAAAGGACTAGAGCGGGGCGGCAACCGTCGCTTCGCCTACCGCCTCGCCAAGGAGCTCGGCATCTGGAACGTGGACGAGATGGTCCAGCAGATGACCTGGGAGCAGCTGCTCGAGTGGCGGACGTTCGAGGAGCTCGAGCCGTTCGGCGAGGAGCGCGATGACTTCAGGGCGGCGCAGATCGTGCAGGCGCTCTGGAACATCGCGAGGGACCCGAAGACGTGCCCGAAGGGCTGGCCGCTCACTGACTTCGTGCTGGCCATCGGGGACTCGCCGTGGCGGTCGGTCATGGCGGCAGGCCAGGCGCAGACGCTCGAGACGCAAGAGCTGCTCATCGACGCCTGGATCGTGGGGAGTAACGCGGCATTCGCGGCCAAGGAGGCCAGGCAGTGTCCACCGACATCGGCGTAGTCAAGGGGCTCATTGAGCTCCAGGACGACTTCACGAGCAAGCTCGGGCTCGCCGAGGCGGCGCTTTCCCACTTCACCAAGGAGAACCAGGAGAGCCTGATCGCCGTCGCCGGCGCGGTCGGGATCGTGACCGCCGCCTTCGGGCTGGCTGCGGCGGCGGTCTACAACCTCGGGCAGCGCGGCGCCGATGTCAACGACGTCCGTGAGTCGCTCGAGCACTTCTCCGGCAGCGCGGCCGCGGCGAACGCGAACCTCGACGCGCTCCGCGCCGGCGTCAAGGGCACGGTCGACGACTTCGAGCTGATGAAGGAGGGAAGCCGGCTGCTCTCGGCCAACGTCAAGCTGAACGCCGACGACTTCGGCACGCTCGGCCAGGCCGCCTTCGTCCTGCAGAACCGCGGGCTCGGCGGCACGAAGCAGATGCTCGACCTCGTCTCGGACGCGCTGGTCACGGGCCGCACGCGCGCGCTCGCGATGGCCGTCGGCGTGGTCGACAACGCGAACGCCGAGGAGGACTACGCGAAGAAGCTCGGCGTCACGAAGGACCAGCTGTCCGACGCCGGCCGGGCCGAGGCCCACCGGCTCGAGGTCATGCGCCTGCTCAACGCGGCCGTCAAGGACGCGGGCCAGCAGGAGCTCGACTTCGGGGAGCGCATCGAGAAGGCGAAGGCCAAGGTCCAGAACTTCGTCGACGAGCTGGGCTCCGCCATCGCCAAGTCCCCGATGTTCGCGAACGCGTTCAACGTCATCGAGGACGCCATCTCCGAGGCGTTCGGCGGCACCCAGGAGCAGGCCATCCAGAACACGATGGAGGCCATCAAGAAGGGCCTGGTCATCGTCATCGACTTCGCGCAGGGGACCGTCGAGGCCGTCCGCGTCGTGCACACCGCCTGGGCCGCCGTCGAGACGGTCATCCTCGGCGTCGAGATGTCGGTCGTTGCGGCGGCCGGCATGGTGGTCGGCGCCATCGCGGACATCACCGCGGCCGCGGAGAAGCTCCACTTGGTGCCCGAGGGCTCGGCGGCCGCCATCAAGGAGGTCCAGGTCCAGCTCGACGCGATGGCGGAGAGCCTGGCGAAGGACACCGCCGAGGCGGCGCGCGGCGTCACCGGCACGTCGGAGTTCGACAAGACGCTCGACAAGCTCAACGGCACGCTCTTCCGCGTCAAGGACGCCGTCGAGCAGTCCGACGCGACCCAGAAGAAGTCCAACGAGACGACCGACGTCGCGGCGAACAACGCCAAGAAGCTCGCGGACGTCCAGAAGGACCTGACCGCCGCGATGATCAACCGGCAGAAGGTCGAGGACGACCTCTGGAAGATCGAGAAGAAGTCGCTCGAGGAGACGACGGTCCTCTGGAACGAATACTTCACGGAGCGGACCAAGAACACCGGGACGTCGTTCGACGAGCAGCGCGCGGCCATCCAGGCGTGGGCGGACAACGAGGTCGCGAAGCTCGACGACTCCGACCGGAACTGGAAGGAGCACTACGACGCCATCCAGGCCGTGGCCAAGGAGAAGATGGACGGGGTCAGCATGACCTGGAGCGACGTCCGCGACAAGTCGCTCGAGGCGCTCGCGCAGCAGCGCGACGCGGCCATGCGGACCTATGACGCCATGCTGACGAGCGGCCTGCACTTCACCCGCGAGGTCCTCGACGCGCAGCGCGACAAGGTCGAGAAGCTAAAGGACGCCGCCCGCGGCATGGGCGAGGAGTTCCAGCGCGCCCACGACCTCGCCACGGCGAAGGCCGAGAAGCAGAAGGAAGAGCTCGAGGCGGTCGAGAAGGCCGCGCGCAAGGCGGCCGAGGCCGCGCGGGCGCTGGGCGGGTCGTTCGAGATCACGTCCGCGAACATCGAGCAGACCGCGGCGCAGATGCACCTGGACATCAGCCGCGTCCTCACGCTCGCCCGCCGCGGCTACTCGTTCGCCGAGATCATCTCGATCCTGTCGAACCAGCGCAACGACGACGGCCAGCCCCGCGGCCCGCGCATTCAGGGCTTCGCGGAGGGCGGCATGGTCGACATCATGACAGGCGAGCGCGGCCCCGAGGTCGTGCGCGTCCCGCTCGGCTCGACGGTCTACCCGACGGGCACGCGGCCCGGCGCGGCCGGCGGGACGACGGTCATCCACAACGAGTTCAACATCCAGGGCGCCGACGAGGCGACGGCGCGGCGGTTCGCGGCGCTGATCATGCGTCAGCTCAAGACGGTGCGGCAGTTCCCGGCCGCATAAGGAGACAAGGCCATGCTGTTCGGACAGAGCTTCTGCGAGTCGCCGATGACCTCACAGGTCGACGGCGCGGCGGTCACCGCCGCGGCCGCCACTTCGCTGCTCCCCGCGGCCGCGAAGAAGGTCATCCCCGACAATTACTTCCAGATCGGCCGCAAGATGCGGATCAAGGCGTGGGGCCGCACCTCGACCGCGGTCACGACGCCCGGCACCGCGCGCTTCGACGTCCGCCTCGGGTCCAACGTCGTGTTCGACTCGCAGGCCATCGCGCTGGCGACCGCGGACGCCTACACCAACGTGCCGTGGTTCCTCTACGTCGACTTGACGTGCCGCGCGATCGGCGCGACGACCGCCGCGAACTTCTTCGTCGGCGGCTACTGGCTGTCGCCGAACGTGGTCGGCGTCGCGGCCACCCCGCCGAAGTCCGCGGGCGTCGCCCTGCTGCCGTGGAACACCACGCCGGCCGTCGGGAACGGGTTCGACTCGACGGTGACGAACATCGTCGACCTGTTCTTCACCCAGACGGTCGGCACCGGCTCGTGCACGTGCCACCAGTTCGAGCTCGAGCTGCCGAACTAAGGCCGGGCGATGTCGTTCCTCAAGGACCTCCCGGGGCTCTCGCAGCCGATCCGCACGCTCCGCGGGCTGGGCGACCGCGGCGACGACTCGCCGTCGCTGTCGTCGCTCACGCCGATCGCGGGCAACGTGCGGGGCGGGACGTCCGTCACCATCACGGGCGCGAACTTAATCCTCGACGGCACGGGCACGAACATCTCCGTGACGGTCGGCGGCCAGCCGGCGACGAGCGTCGTCGTCGTCAGCCGAACAAGCATCACGTGCGTCGTGCCGGCGTCCGTCGAGACCGGCGCCGCGGATGTCGTCGTGACCGTCGGCAGCAAGTCCGTCACGCTCTACGGCGCGTTCTTCTACTACGAGACGGTCATCCTCGAGGTCTCGCCGATCCACGGCCCGCTCGCGGGCGGGACGTCGGTGCTAATCACGGGGCGCAACTTCCAGCTCGGCTCGACGGTCACCTTCGGCGGCGTCGCCGCGACCGACGTGACCTGGATCGACGCCGAGCACATCCGATGCACGACCCCGGCCCACGCGGTCGGGTTCGTCGACGTCGTGGTGACGGAGCCATAACGTGGCGATAGACATCAAGGACACGCAGGCGCTCGACGCGGGGGCGGCGAACATCGTCCTCCCGAACTTCGCCGTCGCCGCCGTCGCCGGCGACTTCATCGTCGCCGCGGTCGCGACGTTCGACGGCACGAAGGTCCCAGGCCTGCCGACGGACACCCTCGGCAGCACGTTCGAGGTCATCGGCACGCAGAGCGGCGGCGGGAGCACGCGGGTCAAGATGTTCCTCGCCAAGAACATCGGCGCGGGGACCGACGCGGTCACGTTCGTGCGCGGCGACTGGGGCAATGCCTCGGGCTGCGCCTGGCTGATCCGCGGCGGCAGCGTGAACCCATACAACCAGGACTTCTTCACGCTGTTCAGCTCGGCGACGACGGCCACGTTCGGCCCGACGACGCGGTCGGTCTACCCCGGCTCGATCTTCCTGACGTTCGTGACCATCGCGAACACGGTGGACCTCGGCGACCCGACCGGATACAACACGGAGGGCGCGAACGGCTTCACGGCCGGCATGCACGGGAACCTCAAGTCGAAGCGCCTGAACTGGTCCACGAACGAGGACATCCTCAGCGCCTACAAGGTGTCGTCGACGGGCGCCGCCGAGTCCGGCTCGTTCCCGACGTCGGGCGGCGGCAACCAATGGGCCTCCGTCGTCGCCAGCTTCTCGCCGCCCCGCGTGGCCGCGCCGACGAGCGCCTCGCCGTCGCCCATCGCGACGATCGGCGGCGACGCGGTCACCATCACGGGCACGAAGTTCGGCGACTGGGTGACCGGCGTCACCATCGGCGGCGTGGCCGCGACGAACGTCCTCGTCGTCAACGACACGACCATCACCTGCACGGCGCCGGCGCACGCGGCG